TCGCTAGAGTCTTTAGAGTTTCTGTTGAAGTGTTGGGATTTTCTGCAACATTCCAAAGAACAGACCAATTATCATATGAGTCAATATTGAGTTTCATCATTACTGAAAAAATATTCAATAAAAGACCTAACCTGCTCTCCCCTAAAAAGTACAGTGAGGATAATATCAAGACCTAGGATAGGAAAAAATACTTTCAGAGTCTCTACGGAGAGATAATTTGCAATCAGATATGAAATTCCATAGAAAAGCGAAAATTCAATTACTTGAGAAATCAGAAAAATTGAAAGAAGTTTGAGTTTCATTGAGGCGAATCATTCAGTTACTCACCTATTATAGGGCAAAAATTCAATCCTGTGATGAGACCTTGTGCCAGTTTTTAAAGTGTCCTTTCAATTCTACGGAAGATTTTTTTTCATGTTTTGTCTCCCTTGTTTATCATAATCCATCATTGCTTGAATTGAAGCAAGTCTTTCGGGTGAATTGGGTTTAGACTCACCATAATCCAAAACTACAGGTTTATCTGGATTTTGTTTTAATTGTTCTTTTCTACTTTTTTTTATTTCTTTTTTAATTTCTTTTGCACGGTTTTTAATTTTTTCTTCACGATTTTTATTCTTACCTTCTTCTATAAATTCTTGAAAGGTCTTCATTTTATTCTAGTTTTTTAAGTATTTAGATATAAATCATTCCAACAGTCAGTAAGACAAAGCAAAGTATGGTGAATATCATAAGTCCTATGCCTGCCCAGATGACCCAGTTGGGCATTGGTTCGTGTTGAGGGTTATGAGACATTGGGTTTAGTTATTTAATGCTCCATAACGAACTATATAAAACGTAGAAAGATCCTGCGGAAGAGTTACATTATAAACCACAATTTCTTTTGGTCTTTTTGTTTTTTGAGATACCTCATACAAAAATACCATTTGATTATTCTGATGAACCTTTTTCATATGTTCTACGATTTCATCAAATGTATCTGCCTTATAAGTTTCCGCACCAAAAGATTTTCCCTGATACATTCCAACTGGACCAAGAAGAAATCCATTCGCATAATCTTTTAATTTGCTGGTGTATTCAATCAGGTCATTTTCAAAATTTTCAGGAACTTCATAACCACCAAAAGAATATTCTTTTGTAACATAATCTTTCAAAAAAGAAAACCATTCATCAAAATCATAAGTGATATCATAAGTTTCAGTTGGTTCTTCATCTTCCCACTCAAACTTTTTGTTTTCTGGAATTTTCTTAATTCTAGCAATATTTGAAATAACTTCTGAAAGATTTTCTGAAATTTGATGATAATAGCAATAAGAAAGATATTCACAATAATGTTTATCTTCTATGGTCTCATAATTACCCTTATCATCGTCTGGATTGATGGGATTATCTATAGACCATTCATCATAGGTTGGTCTAGTGTATTTTTCGTAAGTTTGTTCGGCCATAATGTTTTGCTTCCTTGTGAGTATTATAGTGGGTTTGGGGTCTTATGATGCATAATGAGATTTATACGCATTATATTGAGTTTCCATTGCATTACTCAAAAGTTCATTAACTTGTTCTTCTGTAAATGCTCCAGAATCCATTACCTGTTTTTTAAACTCCGGTGAAGTATTAAAATACTTTTCCTTCCATTTATCAAAAGTAAGTAGTTGGTCCATAATTCTTTGAGTCGTTTTGGGTATTATAGGGGATTATGGGAGGTGTGTCAATGGGGAGAGACTTTCTTTTTTCTTCCTAATTCCCATCCATTTCCTGGGCATTCTTTTGACATGCAACATTTATTATAAACTTCATTATACCACCACTTCATTCCTCTTCTCATTTCTGAATATTTTTTAATAGTTTCTTCAGTATGTTTTTTCCCATAAAACGGATTCTTTTCTCCACTAACTACTTCCGACTTTTTCTTTAGAGTTTCTTCACTCAATTTCCTAGTTTTATTTGATTGTGATACTGCAGTTCTAGTTTTTTCGTTTATAAATCTACCCTTCGTTTTATTACTTATTTTTATTCTCGTCTCATCCTTAACTTTTCTCCCAGTGGGGTCTGGTGGACGAGAAGCATATTTATTTATATTATAGCATTGAGATTTACCCCACCACATATCCAATAAAGATTGCTCCAAAATTGGTTCATTATATTCATCTTCATATATTTCCCACTCAAAATTATCTGGATTTTTACGAAGGGAGTTTTGAAATGGATAATTACTTTTTGACTTCAAATGGTCGAGTTTTCTCTTTTCAAAATTTAGAGTACTCCCAATATAAAATTTACCATTTATAACATTGGTTGCGATATAAGTTATCATTAAAATAAAAAAATCTCTTTCATGATTATACACCATGAAAGAGAAGTTGTAAAGTCAAAGATCAATCATCACCCAATGGGAGGTGCTGTGAGAGCAACACTATAAGATGAGGAAATAGCTAAATCCAATGGGAACTGATGGCTATTTCTTTCATGGATCGTTTCAAGTCCCAAATTTGCCCGGTTTAATACGTCCGCCCAAGTGGGAATTGTCCGCATTTGATTATCTTGAATGCTATGAACGTAATTAAATCCGTTTAGATTAAAACCGGACATAAAAATTCCACATGCAGCAAGCCAAATACCAATAACAGGTAGTGCCGCCATTACAAAATGTAGAGAGCGACTATTATTAAAAGAAGCATATTGGAATAGTAGGCGACCCAGATAACCGTGTGCGGATACTAATGAATATGTTTCTTGCTCTTGACCAAACTTATACCCATAATTTTGAGATTCATTTTCGGTCGTTTCACGAATAAGAGAACTCGTAACTAGTGAACCGTGAGTTGCAGAAATCAAAGCGCCACCAAAAACACCAATGACTCCAGCCATATGGAAAGGTGAAAATAGAATATTATGTTCAGCCTGAAAAACTAACATAAAATTAAATTGACCTGAGATTCCCAAGGGAAATCCATCTGAAAATGAACCTTGTGAAATTGGATATGCAAGAAAAATTGCTGTTGCTGCAGCGACAGGTGCTGAATATGCTACGCAAATCCATGGACGCATTGCCAACCTGTATGATAGTTCCCACTCACGACCCATATAAGCATAAATGGCAATCATAAAATGGAATACAATAAGTTGATATTCACCCCCATTGTATAACCACTCTTCAAGAGATTGAGATTCCCAAATCGGATAGAACACATAACCCATAAGTTTCCTTATGGTGCTGACTATATCATCACCCTAAATTGAGGGTGTCGGGCGCTAATGTCGTATTACATCTCACGCTTGAGAAACCGACTAGTCGATGAAGTTTCCAACCAAGTTCGTGGTTGGCTTACCTGCTGATTGCCTTATCCATAAAGAACTTAGGTTTCCAGCAATTCACCCGATTTTCTTATATCGTTTCTGATATAAGGCACTCCTATTACGAATGCAGTCCGATTGCATTAGAACTCGGAATCACTGAGGATGAGATAATATTATTTCCATACATTAGAGAACCAGATACTGCTTCCCTAATTCCATCCAAATCTGTTGGTGGTGCAGCAATAAATGCCAAAATAAAACAAATTGTAGCAGTTAATACTGTCGGAATAAGAAGAACCCCAAACCACCCCACATAAAGACGATTATCGGTTGAAGTAACCCAGTTACAGAATTGTTCCCAGGCATTTGCGCCAGAACGGCGTGTTGAAATTGTAGCAGTCATAAAAACGTTAAAAGAATAAGAAATATCCATAGGGATTGGACTTTGCGTTATTCCTTCACTACCCTCAAGTGAAGGTATGAGAGACGTATTTAACGTGCTTAGTCTCGGTAAGGAGTTATCGTCCCTTTTCAGCACGGTCACAAGGTCTTAGAAGTTGTTACATTTCTTAACCCCGTTGATGTATTTATCGTAGCATAATATCCCAGATCTGTCAACTCCCATATTCATCAATCTTGTCTAAGACTCGATTGAGATACTGTTGTGCCAGAGACTTGGGATCAGAAGTCCAAGTGACGTTCTCATTATACAAATTGTGTTTTAATTTGAGAACGGCACACTTAATTTCATCTTTTGTGATTTTACCCCTAGGCATAAAACTTAAAACTCTTGTCTCTTATATAGAATCAAGTTTTAATCAAAAAACACCAGGAATGAGTTGACCAGTCTTAAGATATACGCCAACCATAATTACAAAAGAAATCATAGCAATTCTGCCGTTCAAAATTTCTGCCTGTTCAGTCCATCCGAAGTTTTTCATGAATTTTTCTCCCTTTTAGTAGTATTTTGAATTACAATAAATTTATCTTTTGGTAGAGTACCTGCAACGCAAACTTTTAGTTCGTCATCATTAGACCAGGTACCAGATTCAACAAGTTCTTGAAGGGCAAGACTCAATTGCCCGAGCATTCCAGTACTCATCAATAAGTCTCAAAAAGTTTTTCTATCGAGAAACTGAGTAGTACTAGAAAAGTAACACCAGTCACAGTAAAAATAAGTTCACCCATCAGAATACTCCGAAAAATAGTTTACCAGTAATAGCATAAGAGATAATACCAGAAACAATTCCAATCATTGCCCAACGAGAATTTGCTCGCTGTGCCCTTTCAGCATAAGGTTCAATACCATAGCGTTCAAGATCTTCTTTTGTCATATACATAGCAGGTTCTTTTGCCCACATATTCATTTGACCGAATTCATTTTTTGTAGTTGTCATTTTTTTATATCAAGAAAAATTAGAGTATACAATCCAAGGTGTATCCTTGGTAATCAATCCCATTCCAAGATTTACATTCTCAATGTGTGCAATTAACTCGAAATTTTTGTAAATCTCAGTTCCATCAGAAACAGTCATGTATGATAGACCGTATTCACGAATTCGAATTTTATCGCCTTCATGTGGTTTGAAATCGGTAATAATAGCATAGTCACGATATCTTTGCTTCTGATACAGATAATCAAGAGCAAAAATATCCGCTCCGTTTCCGCCAGTGAGGATGTCAATTTCAAGTTGTTGATTGAAAACTCCACCAATTAGAAGATCATTTCCATCTCCACCATTCAATTCATCATTACCTGTACCACCCAAAAGAGTGTCGTTGTCGCCCCAACCTTTTAGAAGATCATTACCATCTCCACCGTTGAGAGAATCATTTCCCTGACCCCCATGAAGAGTGTCATTGCCAGTTCCACCGACAAGAGTATCATTGTCAAATCCACCATCTAAAATATCATTACCGGAACCGCCATCAAGATAATCGTTTCCCCAACTACCTTTGATGAAGTCTCTTCCGCCGTTTCCATATACGGTATCATGACCAGATCCTGCGTCAATAATTTCATCATCATCTGACATCTTAATGTTGTCAGATTTATTGGTTGAAATTTTTCTAATAATTAACATAATGGTTTGAGGTGATGAAATTGTCAGTTTGTTAAGAACTGTTACAGTATATAGGAAAAATGAAATCATGTCAACCCCTTTGGGAAAAATGGTTGGCAGATCTAAGGTCCCTTTGACCTTGAACCCAAGGTACGACGTATCGGATCCCGTGTCAAGGGGTGCATTGATAAGCGTTTCTAATCACCCCTCTGAGACAGTTCTGCAATGAGTCATAGAGTAAAACAACTAAATTTTTAAAATAAAAAGTCAAGATGCAAATAGCACCTTGACTTTTCTATAATAATTTAATTAATATAAAGTCTGCTAGTTCAAAAAGTGGATTCAGAACCCTCTACCATAATTATTTTGTGGTCCTGGTTTTGTGGTAGAAATCAAAGGTTTTCTTGGTTCAGGGGCAGGTGTTACTCCAACTCTTGATATACCACCCAAAGCTCTTTGAATAGCTTCTTTTGCCTGATTTGCCAATCTCTCTCCAGGTGGTTGTTGACCAGTAGCGGTCATAGAAACTCTTCTAGTACCAGGTTGAGGAACATCGGCACGAATTACATTAGTTCTACCAGGTTGAGGAACATCAGAACGAATTGCACCACCAGTAACTTCCATGATACTCTGTAACCACTCTTCACTCATATTCACCATTAGTGCTTCTGCCACTTCTGGTGTCTCG